ATGATAAGTAGAACATGGAGCGAAGAGCTGTGGCGACGCAACAGTGAAAAAGGAACTCTCGAGGAAGAGGTCGACATGATAAGAGGCTCGTTGCTGGCAAAGACAACGATGGCTTATAATTTTCTCGTTGATAATATGCAGAATACTTTGAGGATTGAAAATAGTCCGATACATTTAATTTCGGGCGAGGAGTTGATAGAGAATAATTTTAAGGAAGAGTGTCTTAGAATGATGCTTATTAACTATTCAGTAGTATTGATAGGAATGGGTAGGAATGATAAAGTGTCGCTATATAACGACCCAGCGTTTAAGGATAAGCCAGAAGTTGTGGAATTTTACGCAAAGAATAAGGAAAACATCAAACAGTTAAAAATGTTGAGGGATAAAATTTATTCTCATGTAGACCCAAATCTGCCGACATTACTTATTATGATGCCCTTAGAGTTTATTAAAGAATTGATATTATTTGTTACGAAGACAATAGGGATAGAGCGACCTAAAATAAGACCTCGTTAGCTGGAGGCGAGATGGAAGACATTTTATAGTGCTTTATTCTCGCAAAGCACTATAAAATGCTTGCATTTGTATATTCAAGTATGATACACTGTATGGGTCGGTAGAGATGTTATTCTAAAAAATCGACAAAAACTAAGGCAAGGAAGTATAGCACCGTTTTTTAGTAGACAAATTTAGAAAAAAACGCTATAATTATAGAGTATGGCTAAACCAGTTAGAATACCAAATCAAAATTTTACCACACAGGCGGACTTTTGTGAGATTGTACAAAGGGCAAGTTTTGCTGTACTTTCAAGACAAAAACTAAAGACGGTGGAATTATTTGCAGGAGCAGGCGGATTGGCACTCGGTCTTGAAAAAGCAGGGTTTGAGGCACTCTTACTTAATGACTTTGATAAATCGGCGTGCGAAACATTAAAACAAAATAATCCAAACTGGAATGTGGAGTGTGGCGATGTTGCCAAATTAGCGGATGAAGATTTGCTAACCAAGTTAAGTTTAGAGCGTGGCGAGTTGGACTTATTGTCGGGTGGTTATCCGTGCCAAGCGTTTAGTTACGCAGGCAAGGGACTGGGGATTGATGATGTCCGAGGCACAATGTTTTTTCATTACGCAAAAATATTAAAGCAGTTAATGCCAAGGATGTTTTTAGCAGAGAATGTGAGGGGTCTTGTTTCTCACGAGAATGGTAAAACGCTAGAGACTATGATTAAGGTATTTGAAGAGGTTGGATATAAGGTTGAGTATAAAGTTTTGAATGCTTGGAATTATGGTGTTGCTCAAAAGAGAGAGAGAATAGTTATTGTTGGAGTTCGCAAGGACTTAGACATCAAGTACGAGTTTCCAACACCGCATGAATATAAGCCTGTATTAAAAGATGTTCTGCAAGATGTGCCTAAATCGGCAGGAGCAAAATACCCAGAGAGTAAACGCAAGGTGCTAGACCTTGTGCCACAGGGCGGATGTTGGCGTGAATTGCCGGATGATATTGCTAAAAGTTTTATGGGTAAAAGCTATTACCTTGGCGGAGGCAGAACGGGCATGGCAAGAAGAATATCGTGGGAAGAGCCTAGTTTGACATTGACTTGCTCGCCTGCACAAAAGCAAACAGAGCGTTGCCACCCCGAAGAGACTAGACCGTTTACAGTAAGAGAGTACGCAAGAATACAATCGTTTCCAGACGAGTGGGAATTTAAGGGAACTGTAACAAATCAATATAAACAAATAGGGAACGCAGTTCCTGTTAATTTTGCAAAAGAAATAGGTTTATCAATAGCCAAAGCCCTTAGAGGAGAAAACAACTAATGTACCTAGAATTCATTACGGATGAAGACTTAGAAAAACATATCAAAAAGACTTTAGAATATTATCGCAACACAATCGAGAAGATTGACCTTGCGAAGTTTAATAGCAACATCGTTGACCCTATTAAATTGACTTTTGATTCAATCGTTTATGACAGAGGAATCGAATCTATAATCATAGATGAAATAGCTCGTCAAAGAGATAAGTCAAACACAAATGCTATTGGATTTTTCAATCAAGATATTTTTGAGTATATCAAGGGTTGCTCTTTGCCAGACAAAGGGTTTGATGTTGTTTTTGATAATGGCAAAAGAAGAATATATGTCGAACTGAAAAACAAACACAACACAATGAACTCGTCTTCATCTCAAAAGACTTATATGAGGATGCAGGCGAAACTACTAGAAGAGCCAGAGTGCGAGTGTTTTCTGGTTGAAGTAATTGCCAAGAAAAGTCAAAATGTAGCATGGTCAATGAGCCTTGATTCGGTCTCAACTAGAAATGATAAAATCCGCAGAGTTTCAATGGATAAATTTTATGAAGTCGTAACAGGCGACAAAGATGCCTTTATGAAACTTTGTAAAGTATTACCTAAGGTAATCAAGAAAGTTGTTAGTGCAACGCTAGCCAAAGAGCGAGAACAAGACACAGTTTTTGAAGAGTTGGCGGAAAAAGACAAAGACCTGTTAAAAGCACTTTATTTATTAGCATTCAAAACATACGAGGGCTTTAATAACTTTTAATTAAATGCAAAACCAAAGAGAAGAACTGAATAAACTCTCGCCTTATGTATGGCTTGGTAACAATGACCCTATAATGAAGAGGCTTGTGGAAAAACACGGGGAGTTGGCACTAAATAAAAGTGCTGACTTCTTTTTGGATTTAGCAAGTTCAATAGTCGGGCAGCAGTTATCCGTCAAGGCAGCAAGGACAATATGGGGCAGAGTTGAGGTGTTGCTAGGAGGCATAATAACGCCCGAGCGAGTTTTTGCCGTGGCAGACGAAGACTTGCGAGGAGCAGGACTGTCGACAGGCAAAACAAAGTATATCAAAAACTTAGCCGAGGCGGTTGTCAGCGGAACGCTTGAGTTAGATAAACTTAACGACCTAAGTGACGAAGAAATTATAAAGCAGTTGACCGCAGTCAAAGGAATAGGCAAGTGGACAGCGGAGATGTTCCTTATGTTTAGTCTTGCACGACCTAATGTATTTTCATTAGGCGATGTTGGGCTGTACAATTCAATGCGAAAACTGTACGGCGAAGACCTAAGTAAAGAGCAAATACTTGAAATAATAGCCAAGTGGCAACCATGGCAAACTTATGCTTGCCTATACTTGTGGCGAGACCTAGACAATGAGGGGGTAAAAATAAATGAGTAAAAAGCCAGTTACAAGTGTTGCGGAATATGTAAAACTGATAGCATCGTACAACACTGTTGATATTGACGGAACATTTTTTTATAGAGGGCAAGGTAAACATCATTCAGATGATATGAATGATGTCAATCAGCCACAAGCAAGTATTTTTAGAAAGTGCGATGAAATGCACGGGGTAAAGCAACTTTATGAGAAGAAGTATTATTATGAAGCCATTACAAGGTTTCCGCATGAGTTTGAGGGGTTGTCAAGCATTGACAGGCTTGCTAAGATGCAACACTATGGGTGGCCAACGAGGTTGCTTGATTTTACACGAAAACCATTAGTGGCTTTGTATTTTGCGTGTGAAGATGCAAACGAGCAGAATGATGGTATCGTGTATGTGGTTAAGGCGCAGTACAAAAAAGAATTAGAGGACGAGGGCTGTCATATTCTTTCTTATGATAGCGATAGGGCGTTGCTTTTGGGCTGTTTCTCAAGGCTAACAAAAAATGAGTATAATCGTATTAAAGATTTTGTAGAAGAACAAATGGCCGCCTTTGCAAAAAATAACAAAGGAAGCACTCAAATATCTTTGTCAAACGCTGATAGAGAGTATAGGATAAATCTTGATACTATTGATGCTAAAGGCGATGAAAAACTTAAAAGAGCGTTTTCAAAATTATATAGTGAGGCGGAAAGAGAGAGGGCGGCGTTTCGTGTTTTTGATACTAGGCCGCAGGATTTGTGGGATTCATTTATGTTGTCGCCTCAATCGCATAAAATGCAAAATGAGAGGTTAATGTTGCAAGATGGTGCATTTTGCATCATGGGGCTAAGTGGTAATGCAACCTCAAATAGTAGGTCAATAATTTTGAATAAGATTATAATCGACAAAAGCAAGAAAGTTGATTTGTTAAAAGATTTGAATGCACTAGGGGTAAACTACGCAACAATTTATGGAGACTTGTCAGCGGCAGCAAAGCAAGTGGATGCAAGAGTTGTTGCTAAATTAAAAGAAAAGAAATAGAGAAAAATCCGCCCACCGAGTAATCGGCAGGCGGATTTTTTATTGCTCTTCGTTTTCTTCTAGCCTCATAATATCCGTCAGGTCGCATTTTAGAGCAACGCAGATACGGATTAAAACTTCGGTGTTGATGTTAGCACTTTTATTTATCTTGGCGATTGTAGCCGAACTCAAGCCCGTTATTTTGGCTAGGGTATTCATAGACATATTTCTTTCTATGAGTAAGTGTTTTAATGGTTTATAACTAATTATCATTATTACTCCGCTTTAGAGAAACTTTTTTTCCAAGATTCTCCGAACAACTCGTCTCCATCTGCTAGTGTTAAGACAGTGTTATTATCAATTATAGTTTGTGCATTTCCTTTATAATTTTTCGTTTTGTCAAAGGCAACAAATATTTGTTTTTTGAACAAAGCGTATTTTTCTAAAATTCTGCTCATGTCTTCGGTATCAGTATGAACGAAAGCAATAGTGTCGTGAGCAATGGCAGGAAGAGGAGTGAGTTCTAACAGTGCCATATCTAGGAATATAAGGTTTTTCCAATTTGTCGCTGTACCTCTATCGGACGGCGTAGCGTAGGTGTACGATTTAGGACTAGCAATAATTAGTTGAGGAGGCTCGTCAGCGCCGTAAATATCTGCATTTAGTTTTGCAATAAGTGGGTTAATTTTATTTTCGATTAAAGAGGCTTGCTCCATAAAAAGTTTTGAATAAGTTGCTTCTAGGATTTTGATTTCCGCACTAACAGCAGTCAAACTTTCATATAAATCATTTTGAGCGCGAAGATTGTTTATTTGTAATTTAACGCTTGCGTATGATTCAAGCGTTGCCCGAGAGCGACCGCCAAGTTCAAGAGTTCTCATAGCATCTTCAACTCGAGCGATTTCAGCATCAGCCTCATCAATTACTTCACGAATAGAAGACATTGATGCAGTAAACTCGTTTTGTAAAATTGTAGACAATTTAGAGTGAAAAGATTCTATGCGTTTTAAGTTATCAACATTGATAGTGCAGTCTGGGAAGAATTGCTGTAATTCCTCAAAGTCTTCGGTTGTAGCAGGTTGACGGCTATCCGCAGCATTTTTGACAACCCACCATTGAGACCAAAGTCTTTTACGCTTGCTAACCAGTGAATCGTATTCGCCCCTTAGTTCAGCGGCTTTTTGAATTTCTTCGTCCGTGCGATTAAGCAAATCGTCCTTTCCGTGTTGAGCAATGCTTTCTAGTTTGACCTCAAGAGCGGAAAGTTGTTCTTCATTTTGAGCAAAAATTGTTTTAGATGGAACTACAACTACTTTTTCTTTTCCTGCCGCTTTTATGGCAGTTTTGTACTCATCTTTTTTCTTTAGATTTTCGGCGTGTTCTTTTAGCGTAGTATATGCGTTATTTAGTTGAAAAAATTTGACCAACGCATTTTTATCCTTGTCACCACTAAATCCAGACAGGGGTGCTTTTTCGTTAGATGTTTCACGATTATATATTCTAAAATAACGGCTTATGATTTCTCTAAAAGTAATATCGGGTAAATCAATAGAGTAGTGTGACTTTAGTCTTATGCAAAAGTCTTCTATATCAATAGTTTCTTGTGTTTCGTAATTTTCATTGCACACATCTACTTTATTGCTGTTATCGGTACTGCGTGAAAAATGGTGTTGAACATCATTAAAGAGAAAACAAAACTGAATAGTGTGATGACCAATTTTACCAACAATACTTTTATCCTTTACATAATCATTGCCACCAAATACAAAATCGACTATCAGCAAGAATGTTGACTTACCGATAGAATTGTCGCCAGTGCTATGACCTTGCACGACATTTAGTCCCTCATGGAATTTTATAGCACCACGAGGCGAGCCTTTTGATTTGAATTTATCACATTGTATTTCAAGTAGTAACATAGGTTAGCCTCCCATCATCAGTAAAGTCTATTTTATTAAGGGCAAAAAGACAAACAAGAATATCTGTAAAATCCGATACATCATCAAGTTGCGTTCTCATGGTATTGAATAAAGCAATAGGGGATAATGCTTGTTTTTGCAACGCCTTTAGCACAGCAGGAAACTTGGATATGACACTATCATTGTAGTGAATAACTTTGTTAGGTAATTTCATATATAAAACACCTCACAATTTTGCACGAAGAACGATGTCAAAATATCGCACGCTAATTTATTTGTAGTGCCACCCAAAGTGGCTATCCAAGCGCTTACTTGTTCGTATATTTGAGAGCGAGATAAGTCGGTTGCTTCAAATTGACTACTTGCATTTTGAACATTGGTGGTTAAACGGCGAACAAAAGAGGCGTTTGTTTTAGAAGCGGCTTTCAAAAGACCCTCAATAAAAACATAGTATTGTGTTACATGATACCTAATTTGACCTTTGAGAAGAAATTCGTCAGTTCCTATTTTTCTATCAATCACAAGTGGGTCGTGGCGGAGCGAAATATTTAATTGGTCTAAAGGTTGCGAAGATATTGCAGTAACTATATCAGTTAAAGCAGCCTCAACATCAGCACGGGGAACATTAGAATTGGCAGCAAGTATTTGTTCGCCATTTCTTTTTCTGCTTAAAATTAAATTATAGTCCTCAACAGTGCAAGCCGACAAATAGTTTTGTTCGCATGGGGTGCGACAAACCAAAACTTTGTTGGATATAGAATTTAGTGCATAAGTAGGGCGAGTAGCAGAGGTTAATGCTGTCGTTTGTGAGGCAGTAGGTTGTTGAGGGTAGATTTCTAAAATGGTATAGTCCTTTACTACATTAGTATTTCTTTGACGGACAACATTATTGCCACACATAGCACACTTATAAAACATTTGAGCAAGCAATAATGATTCAGTTTCAAAATTTGAGGTAGCAGTTGCCACAGTAGTAGCGACCTCCATTTGAACATCAATTTCATCTACAACTTTCTTTTTTGATGTTTTTGATGTCTCATTATTTTGATGCACGACATATAGGAAAAGCGTTGAAAGAAAAGTTGGCAGAGTTGCAAGGGTCGCCAAATCTAAAAATATTTGTTTGTCAGTTGCGATTATTGAAGTGTCATTACTCACAGCAAGTTTTAGTTTTTCAAGCAATTTGTTTCTAAGTGTAGAACCTGTGGCAGGAACGATATAATCACGGAAATATGTTTCTACGGCTGTGCTTGTTGCAGTCTTTGCCGCTTGCGTAACAGCAGGCGGAAGATTTCTCTTCTGATTCAAGAATTTATTACAATTTGTTTTATTGAGATTGAAAGTTAAACTTTTATCAATGGACTTAAAAATTAGCACAATGAAATCAAAATCATCGAGCGATGTAGTTTGTTTGATTGGTTTTGCATACGAGCCGAAATTTAGAGGCACAACATTCTCCTTTGCCAAAAAGTTGCCAATTTTCTGCCAATGTTGCATTCAAGTATTAGACTTATATAAGTGCTAATATAGAGGTGCGATGGCAAACGGGCGACATAACCATCTATATGATACTACAAATATACTGTTGATGTCAATAGATTTGCTTTATGATTGCGAAATTTGTCTTTGCAGAGTATTTAAGGAGGTACAAGCATTATGCAAGAAGTTAGAAGTCAAAGCGGCAAGTTGGTTTGCCGTGCAGATGGCAAAAGTAAGACTGTCGAGATAGTGATTAAAAACGAAATCACTCTTGTGCGTTTTACGGACGATGGACAAGTCGTTGTAGTAGGCAAGAAGTCTGCCGCCTAAAAAAGAGCGGACAAGCAGAAAACAAAACACAATTTAATATTTATTCCGTAGACCGCTAGACGGCAGGAGGCATCAAATTTTCAAGGTGCATTCTGCCGTCTTTTTTTGTTTACGGACATTGGTGGCTCTACGGATTTAACAACAAATTCAAGGAGTTATCAATAATGAAGAATTACAAATATAACACAAAATTAGGCAAACTTATCGACCCAGATAAAGTTAAGGACAAGAGCAAATTAAGTAACCCAGCTTTAATTGATATTAAGATGGGTGTAGCGGAGGCGGAGGCAATTTTTGAAATGCAACGCCAAGAGAACAGCAGCGAGTGCAAGAGAAAATATTATTGTACTAGGTCGCTAGACCTGTATAGCGAGAGCAACAGGGATGTTGGCAGCGAGGAGTTTAATCCTATCGAGATTATGATTAGAGCCGAAGAGGCGCAAGAGGACAAGCTGTCGCAGGCTTTGGTAACGCTGACGGCTAGGCAATTAGAGCTTGTCAAAATGTTACGCAAGGGTATGAGCGTGCCTCAAATTGCAGAGGCAAAAGGCAAGCACCACAGCAGTGTATATGAAATGCTCGAGGCTGTGCAAAAAAAGTTTTCTAAGTTTTTTTAGAAAATACCCCGAATTTTTGCCCTCATTTTCACAGTAAGTGCGAGGGCAAGAAATGCCACTCAAATAAAGTCATAAGGAGACTAGAATTAAAATGCAAGTAAAGCAAAGAAGAACAACGATTTGGCACGGGGATAATGGTAAGCCCATCCGAATCAAGACGACAACTACCCAAGAGAGGTATGTGGGCAGTATGGACGAGGCACTAGCAATCCTAAAAGAAAACAGGCTTAGTGATGTTACATTCGTTCAAAGAGCGGCGGAGGGCGTGGATAGTGTTTCTAAACAAAAGTAGAGTAGCGGAAGTATTGAAAAAAGATGGTATTGCTTTAGCCGAGCTAGCGGAGGAATTATGCGTAACTAGAGGCGAGGCATTAAGGTTAGTGGCGGGTACGCAAAGTTTGGAGTATCGCACGGCGCAGCTCTTAATGAACTTAATAGGCTTTGAAGATTTTGCCTATGTGGCAGAGAGCGAGGAGGTAAGAAGACTTGCAAGGAACATCAAAAAAGAGTTCGGGCGTCCTTTCCGTCACGCCATATAAGCACCAAGCCGAGGCAATAGAGTTTGCCTTAAACATTATGGGCTACGGGCGAGAGCCGCCAAAATCTAAGAGTTGTGCAGTGCTAGCAGAGATGGGAACGGGCAAGACGGTTATAACACTTGGCATTGCAGGAACTTTGTATAACGATGGGCATATCTCAAAAATGCTTGTTGTTGCGCCGCTTAGTATCTTGGGCGTATGGAAAAACGAGTTTGCAAAGTTTGCAAAATATCCATTCACGCTAGAAGTCTTGGAGGGCAGCAGGCAAAAGAAGCTCAAGGCGTTGGAGTTATTAAAAGCTTCGCCCCATAAGTTGCAGGTCGCCGTTATCAATTACGAGAGTGCCGTGAGCATTGAGGCAGAACTTAATGAGTGGCAGCCAGACCTTATTGTTTGTGACGAGAGTAGCAAGATTAAAGGGCATAATGCCAAGCGCAGTAAAGTGATGCACCGCTTAGGTAAAGTCGCTAAGCACAACATTATCCTTACAGGCACGCCCATAACCAACTCGCCCCTAGAGTTTTATAGCCAATATAAATTCTTGGACGAGAGTATTTTTGGCAAGAGCTACTTTGTTTTTAGGGCAAGGTACGCCATTATGGGCGGATATGGTATGCACCAAATTATAGGGTACAAAAACTTGGATGACCTAACAAGCAAAGCTCACGCCATAGCGTATCGCATTACAAAAGCGGAGGCGTTGGATTTGCCCGAGCAGGTGGATACAACTATGCCGTTAGTCTTAGAGCCACGAGCCGAGAGCGTATATCGCATGGTAGAACGAGAGAGCGTGGCGGAGTTAGAGAGCGGCGAAGTTACAGCGCCGAATGTTTTAACTAAGTTGCTACGCCTATCGCAAATAACGGGCGGATACCTAAAAAGCGATGACGGCGAGAGGGTGGAAGAAATAAGCCGAGCCAAGATGGATGCTTTGGAACACATACTCGGCGAGTGCTTAGAGGCAGGCAAAAAGTTAGTAGTGTTTGCTAGATTCATACCAGAGATTGATGCCATAACCAAAATGCTCCGTAAAAGTAATGTTGGCTACGCCTTAATAAAGGGCGATGTAAAAGACCGTCAAGCAGAGGTAGATAAGTTTCAACAAGACCCCGAGTGCAAAGTGTTTGTTGGGCAACTGCAAACAACGGGCATGGGGCTAACTCTAACCGCAGCCGACACGGCAGTGTTCTATAGCCTTTCATACAACTATGCTGATTACGAGCAAGCAAAGGCTCGCATACACCGCATAGGGCAAAAAAACCACTGCACATATATTCACTTAGTGGCAGACGGCACTGTGGACGAGAAAGTTATGGAGGCATTAAAATCCAAGAAAAACATGGCAGACCTAGTTGTAGACAACTGGCGAAGTCTATTCAAAACAGGAGGACAAAACAACTAAAAATGGAGCAAATTTATCTATTAGCCCAAAGTCTTGTCGAGGCAAGAGAGGCAAAGAAAAACGCCGAAGAGGCAGTAAAAAGTATCAACGCAGGCATTGAGGCAATCGAGGCGGAGCTTGTATCGCTTATGATGGATGACGAGTTGACGAGCTTCAAAAGAGACGGGGTGCTGTTTAGCCTAGTCAACAAAACTCATATATCCGCAGAGCCAACAAGAAAAGACGAATTGTGGGAGGCGATGAAAAAGCAAGGCTACGAGCATTTGTTTAGTATCAACGCCCAAACACTCGGTGGCGAGATTAAACGCCTTATGGAAGATAACGAGGGCGTAATGCCCGAATGGCTAGACGGCTTAGTAAAGCAGTTTGAAAAGCCGAGTATTCGTATTAAGAAATAAAACAACAAAATTAAAATCGGGGAGCAGGAACTCCCAAAAGGAAAACAAAACATTTATGAAAAATGAAATCGCAGTAAAAGAAGAGAGTGGCTTTTTAGTAGCCGCAAATGAAACCCTAGACATGGGCGAAGAGATGCAAGGGTTAAACCTAACCTTTGACCGTATCAAAGTACCAGCAGGCGGAGGCATTGCATACGAAGTGCCTAGCGACAATCCAGACGAGCCAGACAGCAAAAAAGAAATCAAGGCAGTCATCCTACACCACCACGCAGTGCAGACTTACTATGCTAGTGAATACAGCGGAGCAAGCGAGCCGCCAGACTGCTCAAGTTATGACGGCAAGCACGGGGTAGCCAGAGAAGACGGCGTTGTTACACCTTGCGCCACTTGCCCCAAAAATCAATTTGGAGCAGGCTACAAAGCAAAAGAGTGCAAGGCAAAACGCAGATTGTTTCTCTTACTAGAGGGCAACGCATTGCCAGTTATCCTTAATGTGCCTACCTCAAGCCTTAAAGAGTTTGGCAAGTTTATCACGAGGATTGTCGGCAAGCGTAAAAAGTCTTTTCAATTCGTAACTAAGTTTACTCTAAAAAAAGACCAGAACGCAGGCGGCATTGTTTACAGTAAAGTTGTCGCTAGTATCGACCGAGAACTGACGGATGAAGAACTAGCAGGCATCCTGCCGATGGTAGAGCAAGTCAAAGTTATGGCAACAAAAGTTACAAACACGGAGGACTAAGAGCAAGGGGCGAGCGTGGGCTACGGCTCACGCTTTAGCCGCCTCTTAAACAAAATTTATGGAATCAATATTTGAAAAAGTAAAGGAACGGGTCAAGATTAGCGAGGTGGTCGCAGCCTTTGGAATAACACTCAACCGAGCAGACAAAGGCTTGTGTCCTTTCCACGAAGAGCGAAATCCTAGTTTTTCTGTCAAGGATGCGGACGGCATTTTTAAGTGTTTTAGTTGCGATGTGAGTGGGGATATTTTTGACTTTGTATCAAGGCTTAAAAGTATCGAGGCACTAGAGGCGGCAGAGTTACTTGCAGATATGTTTGGCATAGACCGTTCGTGTAAACAAGCACCTAAGAAACTCGGGTCAACACCCGTCAAACCCTTAAAAGCCGAATGTGAGGCAAATGTGGGCGGTAAACAGCGTATTAAAGATTACCTAGAGAGGTGCAAAGAGAATGTAGCCAAGACTAATTACTTTGTTAGCCGTGGCTTGTCGCAAGAGGTAATCTCAAAATATTTCTTAGGATTTGACGAAGAAAAACGCCAAGCCATAATACCTTACTCGTCAAAACTTGACTACTACCAAGCAAGGAGTATCGAGAGCAAAAAGTTCTTTAAGCCCAAAACGGAAGAGGCAGGAGCAGAGCCAATTTGGAATAAAAATGCACTCGCAAGCAAGGGTGTTGTGTTCGTTGTGGAATCGCCAATTTGTGCGTTAAGCATTATCCAAAGCGGAGGCGAGGCAGTGTCAATAAACGGCACGGGAGCGCAGAAATTGATTGCAGAGGTTAAGTCAAAAAAGCCTAAGTGTATCTTGGCGTTGTCGCTAGACAATGACGAGGCAGGCAAAACCGCACAGCAGGAGTTAGCAAACCAACTCTATGAGTTAGGGGTAAGGTTTGTTGTTAGCAATATAGCAGGCGGACGAAAAGACCCGAATGAACTTTTAATGGCAAGCCCCAACATTTTAGTAAAAAATATCCAAGAGGCAGTGGTTACAGCTAAAAAAGAGTTCTCTAGCCTTAAAGGGTTATTCTCTGCAAAGGAATTACAGGGCAAGGTTATAAAGCCTATTCGCTGGATTGTGCGAGAGCTTCTGCCAGAGGGTTTGACCATAGTTTGCGCCCCGAGTAAGTACGGCAAGTCTTGGATGATGATGCAACTTTGTACAGCAGTTACTCAAGGTTTATCTTTCTTAGGATACAAAACCGAAGAGTGCGATTGTGTTTACTTTTCTTTAGAAGACAGCGAGCGGAGGTTTCAATCAAGGCTTAACAAAACGCTTGCAGGCAAAGTAGCACCGCACAATTTTTTCGGTAGTGTTACTTGCAAAACTATGGGCAACGGCTTTTTTGAGCAGATGGAAGAGTTGATGGCAACACACCCAAAGATAGGCTTAATCATAGTTGATACATTCCAAAAGATAAGAGGCGGACAGGGTAAAACTGAATCTGCGTATGCAGCGGATTATAGAGAGCTTAGTGAGTTTAAGGCTTTTGCCGACAAACACAGAGTCTGCGTATTGCTCGTCCACCACCTAAGAAAACAAATTGACGATGGTGACATTTTCAATATGATTAACGGCTCAACGGGCGTAATGGCGACAAGCGATACTTCTTGGATATTGGCTCGTAAAAAACGGAGCGACACCGACACAGCGTTTGTAGCCACAGGGCGTGATGTTAGCGATGTGGAGTTGGTGCTTAATCTCGACAAATCCTCGTTTCATTGGGGCGTTGTTGGCACAAAAGAAGACCAAGCATATCTAGCCGCAAGACGAGAATACGAGAGCAACCCTGTTATTATGACAATCAAATCTTTAGTAGATAAAAATCCTCATGGTTGGGGTGGCAAGTGCAGTGATATAAAACGCATGATTTACGAAGAGAGCGGAAAGTTATATCTAAAAAGCGTTGAGAGCATAGGTAAAGTTATCAATGGATACAGCGATAAACTGCTCGCAGATGGTATAGAACATAGGGTCGAGCGAGGCAAAAGACATTTCTTTGTTGCTAAGAAAAACTTAATTTTTGGTGGCTTTGAAACATAAAAACGGCGTTTTTTATACCGATACAACAGTAACAACAGGTACAACGGATACGCCTTTATAGTAAAAATATGAAATTTTAGACAACTACAACTGTACCAACCTATACAACCGATACACATACAAGCCCTCACTCCTCACGCGCGTGCGTGTCAAAAGCAGTAACGGGTACGGGATAAAGTGTTACTGTTGTTACGGTTGGTTAGGTTGTGTATGTCAAAAAAGGAAAAATCATTATGAGAGAAAATCAAATTATTAGCGCCATAAAGGCTTTCTTAAAAAGTATCCCAAATTGCTACTCATATAAAACGCACGGCGGATTTTATGGGTCGGCAGGTTTGCCAGACATTATTTGTTGTATAGGCGGAGCGTTTGTTGCGTTTGAGGTTAAGACCGATATAGGCAAGACTACAGCCTTGCAAGAGGCGTGTATACGCAAGATTATACAAGCAGGCGGAACGGCAGAGGTTGTGAGGTCGGTTGACGATGTACGGGCAGTTGTAGAAAAACTAACGGGAGGCGAGAGCAAGTGAAAAATCTAGTCTTACACAAAGTGAATATTACAGCAGAGGCTGTTTTTGATTACGAGCAGTGCTTGTTTATGAGAGAGCCAACGACCTGCAAGAATTGCCCAAGCAAGTGCGGCGGCGACTGGAATAAACCTTGTCCGCAGGACGAGCCAACGCTTAAATTTCCAAAAGCCGAGTACAGGCGAGAGTTAGAAGAATATATCTTCCGCCACAGGCATATCAAAAACAATCATTATTTTAGGTGCAAGTACCTAGACGAGCAGACGGGTGAAACGCTACTTTTGTTTATCCTAAAACGAAAGTTAGTGGCGTATGTCCAAAACTGGGATGTGGTTGGTATTATTCGTGCGGACGAATGGTGCGAAGAAAAAGAAGAGGACGGCGTTTATCGTAATTGGTACACGACAAGAATAAACGACCCGAGCGAATATGATTGGGTTGTAGAGTATCGCATCAAAAAAGAGTTAGAGGCAGTAGAAGAAAAACTAGAGGAGGTGTACAAGTTTGAATTTAAGCAAGAGAGGCAGTGCGAACATAACCGCAGGTTTGATAAGAAAAACGCTAAGAAGTCACAAGCACGATTGGCTGAAACTAAATGCGTTAGAGCAGAACTCGAATCAAGAAAAGCAATTCTCAAAGAGCGAATTAAACGACTTACGGGCAAGACTTGAGTTTATGGATGCGTGTATAAACGAGTTAAGCCCAGACCACAGGGAAGTGATAGAGGCAGTATTTTTTAGAAAACTAAAAGTGAGAGAGTTGGCGCAGGCGTTAGACATATCTTTTAGTTGGGCAGACAAACGAATTATACGGGCAGTTTCTGCTTTAGAAAAGCTGTATATCATAAAAAAACTTTAGCATTTCCCCCTATAGTGAGCGAAAGTGTGAGTGAAAATACGAGCGAAAATCGTGCATAGTAGTAATTAGGGGGTGTTAAGAAATGACTACACGACCCAAACCACAAGTGAGGGAGCAAAACGGCTCACGACCTAGAGAGGTGTTTTTGAATAGGGGCGACAGCTTGCTCCCTTAAAACTTGTGAAATCTTAAACGGAGGAATTAAACGCTTATGCCAAGAAAATCGCAACGACCGTGTGCATGGACAGGATGCGGACAACTCACATATAACCGCTATTGCGACAAGCACCAAAAAGAGGCTAATAGCCAGTATGAGAAAAACGGCAGAGACCATGAGGCAAGCAGGCACTACAACACAGGCAGATGGCAACGATTACGCAAATTGCAGTTGGCTAGAGAGCCTATGTGCAGGCACTGCAAAGAGCGAGGGCAACTCGTAAGAGCAAGCCATGCCGACCACATAATCGAGATAGCGGACGGCGGAAGCGTGTATGATTTAGACAACTTGCAATCGTTATGCAGGAGCTGTCATTCAACCAAAACTCTAAAAGAGAGAGCAAGACGAAACGCAAAGGGATAGGGGGAGCGGCATCCTTGAGAGCAAAAAGCCAGCCAACGAGAGGGCAGCCACACGCAAGTTGTCGCAAAATCAAGAAATCAAGTCAAGGGGCGCGCCGCCGCCGCACAAAAACGCCGCCCGAATGGCTAAAACCCCACGAAAACACGGCAAAATGCAATAAAACCGCCCACGCCGCCCTAAGAGCCAGTCGCAAAACCAAGACAAGGCATAATCAAGTTGAGGGGGAAATCAAGACGGGCAAAACGGGGCGGCAGGGCGAGCGGCGGCGAGGGCGGTTTTACACTTTTACAACTATACAGGATTTGCCGAAAACGGCAGGGAGGAGTTAAAACAATATGCCAAAACACGGCGGATATAGAGCAGGGTCAGGCAGACCCCCAAAGAGTGCGATGGAAAAAATGCTAGAGGGCAACCGAGGCAGGCGACCAATTAAGGTAGTAGATTTTGCGGAGGCAGATGTACTACCAAAAACGCCTGCCTCGTGGTTAAGCGAAAAAGGCAAAGAGATATACGGGAGCGTTTATGCGTGGTTAGAAAAGATAGGATGCCTCAAGGGCATAATGCCGAGCCACCTAGAAGAGTATGCCCATTGCAAGGCAAGGTGGCACGAGTGCGAAACGCAAAACACAAAGGTCGGGCTAGTGATTAGAGATGCCAACGGCAACCCGAGCCAGTCGCCTTATGTGGCACTTGCTAACAATTACCTAAAACAAAGCAACGAGGCATGGAGCAAAATTTATGTAGTAGTACGGGAGGCAAAACTCAAAGAATGGGATAGCCTAAGCCCAAATGACGACATAATGGAAAAGTTACTCGGCGGATAAAAAACTTAAAATACTGGCGTTTAATTCCTCGACTTAAAAAAGCAGGGTGCGGCATGATATATATGCCAACACGGCACACGAGGTAAATATATATGACAGGAAGACAAATAGGCAACAGCCGAAACGACACTAGGCAACCACGCCTACCAAAAGACCCTAAGAAGAGGGAACGAGAAATGGCGATACGAGAGTTTGCCAAAAACGGCGGAATGAGTATTCGGGTAGCAAGAATAATGCTAGAAGAGTACGAGGCAGACAACGCTGAAGATTGAAAACTAAAATTCAATAATACAACGCACCAAAAAGCACGGAATATAAGCCGTGCTTTTTGCGTTATAGGAGGTAACGCTTGATTAGAGCGATAGAATTATTTGCAGGCACGGGCGCACCGAGGCAGGCACTCAAGAATTTAGGCGTGCCTCACGAGGTAGTCGCTATTAGCGAGATAGACAAGTTCGCCGTGCAAAGTTACAACGCCCTGCACGGCGACACTAACAACTTAGGCGACATTACTCAAATAGAGGAATTGCCAAAGGCGGATTTATGGACTTATGGTTTTCCGTGCCAAGATATTAGTTTGGCAGGCAACAACAAAGGACTAGATAAAGGCAGCGGAACGAGGAGCGGATTACTTTGGGAGGTAGAGCGATTACTCTTAAAGGCAAGGGATAACGGCACACTGCCAAAATACCTGCTACTTGAAAATGTAAAAAACTTAATCGGCAAAAACCACAAGGCGAACTATGAAGCATGGCTCGCCTTTTTAAGTGGCTTGGGGTACACCACATACACCAAAGTGCTAAACGCCAAGAACTACGGCGTACCACAAAATAGGGAGCGAGTTTTTGGTGTGTCAATATTAGGCGACCACACGCCTTATGTCTTCCCCGAGCCAACACTGCTAGACAAACGGCTCAAAGATATTTTGGAAGACGAGGTAGACGAAAAATACTACCTTAAAGAATCCACAATTAAAAGCATTTTGTCTAGCACACACGGGTGCAGGCAAAAACTTATTCAAGACCAAAATGAGGTGTGTCGAACACTCGCCGCCCACGATGCCAAAGAGCAACGCTGTGTCGTTGTCGGCACAATAGACGAGGGCAAGTGGGGCAAGGTTACTGAAATGCACCAACGAGTTTATAGCCCAGAGGGATTGTCGCCGACAATTACTTCTTGTGGCGGAGGCAACCAAGAAAAAAAGATTGTTATGCTTACGCCCGACAACTGGTCGCACAAAGCAGGCGATGGCACAGCAACACGCAAACGCCGAGAGAGCGAACTTTGCCCAGCCCTGCAAGCAAGGGTAGGACATACGCAACAGTCTTATGTCAAAATTCAAGAGGCAACAATTATCGAGGATTTTTATCCCGACCGAGTGCGTTGCTTTAATAATACAGCTCCAACAATACGGGCAGGGCGTGAGGGGCTAAAGGTTGTAGCCCTACGAGGCAGGCAAGACGGCGGAGCGGAATACATCCAAACACTAGAAGAGAGAAAAGACGACTGCACAAATACTTTGACGAGCGTGAGTAAAGACAATATGGTGCTAGAGAATTGCACCATACGAAAACTAACCCCGACCGAGTGTTGGAGGCTTATGGGGTGGTGCGATTCGCAGATAGCCAAAGTCAAAGCAGTTATGAGTAATGCCCAGCTTTATCGCCAAGCAGGCAACGGAATAGTTGTTTCCGTTTTAGAGGCGATATTCAAAAATCTATTTAGAGGAGCAAACAATAGTGAAAACAATTAAAACCGCAGAATCGGTAAACATAGGACACCCCGACAAAACCTGCGATATTATAGCAGATGCCTTTTTGGACGAGGCACTAAGAAGAGACCCGTATGCACAAATGGCAGTTGAGTGTGCAATTAAAGATGACTTGACTTTTATTTACGGCGAAGCGACAACTTCTGCAAAAGTGGATTATATCGGCATTGCAGGCGAGGTGTTAAAACAGGTCGGCTACAAAAAGCCGTTTAGGATTATGCAACAAATTAGCGAGCAAAGCCCAGACATAGCTCAAGCCGTAAAGCACGAAGAAGTACGGGCGAATGACCAAGGCATTGTTTATGGTTATGCCACAAACGAAACACCCGAGTTTTTGCCGTTGCCACTTGTTGTCGCCCATAAACTTATGAGGCGATATGAAATCTTTAGACAAGGCAGAGCAGACTTTTTTGCAGATGCCAAAAGCCAAGTATCAATAGAGTATGACGGCGATAAGCCGATAGGCATTGTGTCAATACTTGTTTCAGCAAGCCACAGTGAAGAGCTAACCAAAGAAGAGATACGCACGATACTAAGCGATAATGTAATCACGCCAGTATTATGCGAGTACGCCGACCTATTGTGCGACACAACTCAAATCATAGTCAACCCAAGTGGTAAGTTTACACTGTGGGGCAGTTACGCCGACAGCGGATGCGTTGGTCGTAAAACACAGGTAGATAGTTATGGCGGATTAGCAAGGCACGGAGGCGGAGCGTTTAGTTCTAAGAGTGCTACAAAGGTAGACAGGAGCGGAGCATATTATGCAAGGTACGCAGCCAAGAATGTAGTGGCTCAAGGTTTAGCCGACAGGTGCGAAATTGGCGTTAGTTACGGCATAGGATTAGCCGAGCCATTAAGCCTAGAGATTGATTGTTTTGGTACGGAAAAACAACCGCTCAAAAAAGTGTATGAGTATGTAGTCAAAAACTTTAACTTTTGCCCGAGCAACATTATAAAAGAACTCGACCTACTAAAACCCGTATACAAAGCCACCGCTTGCTACGGGCATTTTGGCAGAGAAGAATTTGCATGGGAGCAGATAAAAGAAGATGAAAAAATTATCGCTAAAAAGCAGTCTGTTCCTCGACTTAAAAAGTCAAGTGCGGCATGATGTCTAATGCCAACAGGAGGGCAAAAATTTATGCAGACAAATCAACTACAAGAGTGGGTAAACAGTGGCGACACCGCACCACTTATATTAAAAGACAGCACAGTAATACGCATACCCAAAGACAAAGATTTTGACTACCTTTTCACTCAACGCCATTACAGCAGAGGCGGATTGATTGAGAGGGATAGAAAATTTGAGTACGGCGGAATTATCCGCAAGAGCGACAATGCACTTTATGACTTGCAATACGACCTAAGAGAGTATGATGAAATCAAAGGCGAACTTAGTGCCGAAAAGCTAAAAGACGAGATGCAGGGCTTAGTGCGAATGTTTATTGAAAAGACAATAAACAACGACCGTAAAAATCTTAGGATTAAAGAGATTAGCGACAAGCGTAGCCTTGAGCAACTAGGTTATTATATCCAATACGATGCCTACAAAGATGCTAGGCAGCTTTACTTAGAAAATGACGGAGGCGAGGCAAGAGGCTTTGTTTACAAAAATGACTACCGAGCTGATGCGTGGAAAGAGGCGACACTACTAGAATATATCCTAGACCCAACTAAGTATGTTGCAACGCAGGCGGCGGAATATATGAGAGACCGCCAAGAGCAAATGCTAGACAAGTTTTTGCGAGCCGATGCCATGTATGCCGAGTATGCTAAAATTCTAGCAACGCCCGAAAATAATATTCACACCTTACTAAAAATCCGCAAAGGACTAAGCACAGTGAGTGCCAAGCAAGTAACAATTACAATGATTGTGGGCGAAAAAGAACTAACATTCAAATACGATGCACAGCGCCTAACATGGGATTGTGAAAACAAGTTTTCTAGTTACGGAGCGGACAGGGACGGCAGGGATAAGCTAGAAGAAGCGATGGGCAGGGGCTGTAATGACTTTTGCCCCAAAAGCATTGTCCGCATAAACTACGGGCGAAATACTTTATACGAGGCGTAAAAATAATTAGTGATAATTAGAAATAATTACACAATTACAAATGATTAAAGATAATTAGACTAATTACAAAATAATTAGCAACCAAAAAGACGGCAACACCTAGCCGTCTTTTTACAATGCCAAGAGGAGGGCAACAAAAATATGTTTACAAGGGAAGACTTAAAGACCCTGCAAAATTTGCCGTTTGGCATGAAGATACAAAAATCAATAGCGAAGATTATTGAGTGGTATGTTAGACACGAGGGAAAAGTTTATTGCAGTTTTAGCGGAGGTAAAGACAGCACGGTTTTACTACACCTTATCCGCTCGCAATTCCCCGAAGTGCCTGCCGTGTTTGTAAACACAGGGCTAGAGTACCCAGAGGTTGTGGCTCATGTAAATACTTTTGACAATGTAACGATACTGCGCCCCAAGAAAAACTTTAGACAAGTTATAGGCGACCACGGCGTACCAGTAGTTAGTAAAGATGTCGCAGGCGTTATGTGTGCATACCGCCGAGGCAAGGAGTGGGCGGCGGAACGCTTGAGCGAGAACGCTAACGACTTTAGAAAAGGCTTGTATCGCAAATGGCACTTTCTAAAAGATGCCCCATTTAAGATTAGCAATATTTGTTGCTACCACATGAAAGAAGCTCCGCTCCATAAGTTCGCTAGGGCTACAGGGCTAAAGCCGTATGTCGGCACACTTGCCGCCGAGAGCAGGGTTAGAACGCAAGGATGGCTAAAGGTGGGTTGTAATTCCTTTACCACAGGCAAAAGAGCAAGAAGTGCGCCACTTAGTTTTTGGACGGAGGAAGATATTCTAGCGTATATAAAATACCATAACTTGCCGATTGCAAAAGTATACGGCGAGGTAGTAGATACGGACAAAGGACTAGCGACAACAGGGTGCGAGCGCACAGGTTGTATGTTTTGTTTATTCGGTTGCCACCTAGAAAAACAACCTAACCGCATTCAAAAAATGGCACTCACGCACCCAAAGCAATATGAGTATTGCCTAAGAGATTTTGAAGATGGAGGCTTGGGGCTTAGAAAAGTTATGGACTATGTAGGAATACCTTATGAAAATAAGGCGGAGCCTTAAAGGTCTCGCCCTACCAAGTAATCTATTGAAACATCAATATAATCAGCAAGTTCAACTAACATAGGAACTAAGGGCAGACTACCTCTTCGCCAATTACGCATATTAGAATCATTTATATGCGTATCTTTAACAACCTTGTACCAAGTAATGCCACGCTCTTTTAATACATCCATCAATCGTTTCGGGAACGGAGGCAGGTTGTTGTTTGGCGTGTATTTATCATCATCATTAGTCCTGCCAGATAAATAATCTAGCGAGCAGCCAAAGTGGTCGGCAAGACGAACGAACATCGGAAAAGTAGGGCAAGCCTTGCCCGTCTTCCATTGACTTATGGCATTAGGACTAATACCCAATTTTTGCCCGAATTTATAGTTTGGAAGATTATCGTCATAGAACATTAACTCCGTTAGTCGTTCACTAAATTTTGGTAACTCATTCATCGCATGACCTCAATTATTAAGTATAGGGATAAGTGTGAATAAATACTTGCATATACCTAACTTGCCCGTTACTTGTCGATTAAATATTTTTGACAAGTTGCGACAGGATATGGCAAATTGCAACAATAAAATAACGGGATAAGTAGGTATTTATAGTTGACATATACCTACTTATCCCGTTATACTTAAAGCGTGGTCACAAACACTAAAAACTAACAGGAGGTACTCATGCAAAATCCATCAATCAAATTAAGAGATGCCATAATCAAGGCATTAAAAGAAGACAAAGAATTTGCTGATATAACAGCAGTAGAGACAAACGGTTTTTTGGTAGCATTAGCGGATATAGCGATGCCAGACAAAAAAGGCGAGGCACAGGCGTTTAGGATAGCGATTGTTCCGTACAAGCCCGATTACAGTAAATTTACTTAGAAAGGGGCAATTATAATTATATCAAAAATCTAAGAAAAAGGCTGTCTGGACGCAGGCAGTCTTTTCAAATTGTTGGAGGAAATATATGTTAGACATTCAAAATATTAAGATAGGGCAACTAAAGCCCTATAAAAATAACCCACGCAAAAACGATGGTGCAGTGGATAAATTAGCCGAAACCATAAAAGAGTTTGGATTCAAAGTGCCTGTTATTATCGACAAAAATTTTGAGATTGTTGCAGGGCATACAAGAGTTAAGGCAGCAACAAAACTCGGGCTAGATAGCGTACCTTGTGTTGTGGCGGAGGATTTGACACCCGAGCAGGTCAAGGCATTTAGGCTTGTAGAAAATAAGAGTGCCGAGTGGAGCGAGTGGGATATGGATATGCTCGCCGCCGAGCTTAGTGAACTTAAAATGGATTTGACCCCTTTTGATTTTACACCGACCCAAAGTGTTAGCGAGCAGTACACAGCACACCCAAGTCTAAGAGATAAGTTTATTGTACCGCCATTTAGTATCCTAGATGCACGGCAGGGCGAGTGGCAAAAACGCAAGAAAAAGTGGCACGAGATTATCCAGAGCGGACACGGCAGAGAGATGGGCTTGCTAGGTCAAGGTTTACTAGACTTAGCGATAAAAATGAATAGCAAAAGTCTAACAGGCACAAGTATTTTTGACCCCGTGTTATGTGAGGTGCTACTGCATTGGTTTTGCCCTAAAGGCGGACGAGTAATAGACCCATTCGCAGGAGGCAGTGTGAGAGGCTTAATAACGGCTTTTACAGGCAGGAGCTATAACGGCGTTGACCTAAGCCAAGACCAAGTGGAGGCGAATAGAGAAAACTATGAGGCTGTAGCACACAACACCGATGTATACGGCGAGCCACTCAAAAAACCAAACTGGACACAGGGCGACAGCACCGAGATAGACAAACACATTACTGACGATGGCTACGATATGCTTTTAACCTGCCCACCTTACTTTGACCTTGAGCAATACAGCGATGACGAAAAAGACATAAGCAATATGAGTTATGAGGAGTTTTCAAAGGCGTACGAAACTATTTTATCTAAGGCAATCGCAAAGGTAAAGGATAACGGATTTATTGCCGTTGTGGTAGGCGAGGTTAGAGATAAAGACGGCAATTACCGAAATTTTATAGGCGACACAGTAGAGATTTGCAGGCGTGCAGAAGCAGAGTATTATAACGAAATTGTATTGATTACGATGCTCGGCAGTTTGCCAATTCGTATCCGCAGGCAGTTTGAGGCAGCGAGAAAAGTGGGCAACACGCACCAAAAGGCTCTTATCTTTTTCAAGAGTAGCGGAGGCGAGGCAGAGCTTAAAAACTACCTAGAAGATTTTAGCGACACAAGGGTCTTAACTCCGATGCGCCAGAGCGTGCTAGTTTTCCTAAAAGGCAAGCCCGTCAAGCAGAGCGACATTGAAAAATACGAGTTTAATGTTTTCTAAAAAACTTCAAATATTGCCGTTTATCTCCTCGACTTAAAAAACGCAGTGCGGCATGATAATGATGCTCCTGCCGAGCAGGAGCAAAGAGAGGCAATTATGATAACAAAACAAACAAGAGAATTAAAAATCGCATTCAAAAAGACGGCGAGAAGAGCATTAGAAAACGAATTTGGTTTTGCACCTAAAAACCTAGACGACATTGAAATATATGACGGCAACGGGCGTAGCGAATTTAAGTTTAAGGTAAAGGGCAAGGCATATCAATTCAAAAGTTATATTACCGACCATAACTTTGAGCCTGCACCAGACGGCATAGCAGTTTGGGTAGGAGCAGGCACAATTAAAAGATTGGAGGATGTAGCATAATGGCAAACGATGTAATAGAAAAAGCAAGAGAAGAGTACAGGGCAATCGCTATGGAATTAGCGACCCCTGCAACCACTCCCGAAATGATAGAAACATTTGTCGAGCAGATGATGGATGTTTATCTTACACACAACGCTGAAGAAATTCTAAAAGCCGAGCAAGGCAAGATGCACGGCGAGCGAGTAAAAGCAGGCAAAGCATTCAAAAGAGGAGGCAACCAAAATGGCTAAGTATGTTTTAACAAGCGACAAGCAAATAGGCATTGTCAAATATTCGTATAAGGACAAAACGGACGAAGAGGTTCTTAAAATGATGCAAGAAAACGAGCCAGATGCAAACTGGACGAGTTGTACAAAGATACCACGAGGCAAGCACAGTTGCAGGTATTGTGGCAGTATCGCAGAGGGAACTTATGAGGATTTGCTCTGCGAGGACTGCCGTTCTACTTTTGGGCATTCGCTGTTTAGCGAGTTATAGGAGGCGACAAATTATGATGACTATAGTTTTAGAGAATAGAAAAATCCAAACCAATATGTATCAAACTCGGGGCGTGGCAGTGGCGATAGAAGAGTGCATTGTTTTTGCAGGCGAGATTATGTCGGCGATGCAAAAGTATCTTAAAGGCGACTGGGGCGACACTTGCAGTGAGGACTGCCAAGCAAACACTGATGCCCTAGAGAGCGGAGCAAGGCTTTTTGCCGTTTATAAAACAAGCAAAGGCAAGGTGTATATTATTACCGAAGTGGATAGGACGATTACAACGATTCTATTTGCAAGCGAGTATTAGGGGGGGGGCGACAAGTAATGCAACAAGGAATTTGTCCAAAGTGCGACAGTGACGATTTAGATTATTCACCCGTAAAGACCGATGACGGAGGGGTGCATTATTCTTGGGAGTGCGGAGGTTGTGGGGCTAAAGGCAACGAATATTATACTATAGAATTTAGCCATCACGAAATTGTAGACACAGGAGGCGACAACAAATGAGAAAGCAAAGAGAGACCAAAACAGGCGGATTATTAGGCAGGACAATATTTGAGCATTACGACCACGAGTTGTATGTGACGGAATACGAGTTTGGTCAAAATTACACGCTTGAGTGCGAAATGTGCAAAGAGGTGCTTTGCTGGAGCGAAAACCCACGCTCAAAGATGTATAAGGTGCTAAAAGACCTATATAAGAGACAAGAGGCAAACCATGCAGGCAAAATATTCTTTAGTAGAATAGGCGGAAGATACGGCACACTTAACTGGAGCGAGAGTGATACTGATTCAATAGAGGTTTATCGCACGAGATTTTTGTATTAAAAAAAACTACAAAAAACTTTTTCTTTTAGCGTTTAATTCCTCGACATAAAAAGTATCGTGCGGCATGATATGTCTACGCTCGGGTCGGGCGAAAAAACAAAAAGAGGCAATACAATTATGGCAACAACAAACTGCACAATATGCAAAACACAAATTAAGGGATACGGGCATAACGCAAGTCCGATAGCAAAGAACGGCACTGCCTGCGACAAATGCAACGCAAGCCACATAGTGCCGACACGAATGGCACTGATGGGAGTGTCAAGCCCTTTAGAGGCAGCAAGCCTAGTGGCAAGCGAGGTACACTTAATCAAGACAATCTATGGAACGGAGGTGGCAGCGTAATGACGGCAACTAAAAAATGGTTTCTTGGCAAAAGAGACAATCCACAATTAAAAGAGTTTTACTATAAAATCTTTGGCAGGATTAACCGCCAAGAACAGGTACGAGCAGAAAATCCATCTTACGGCACAATGACCTTGACGGGCTTTGAAACGAGAGAGGCTTTGATGGATGAGGTGCAACGGCTAAGAGGCGAGGGCTTAAAAGTAAGCGTATCAGCCAACTGCAAAGGGATGTTTTAAGACAAAAGGGCGATAAGCCCTTTTGTTAGTGGAGGCACAATGAAAAACGAAAATCACGAAGAAAAAATCCTTGTTACCTTTGGCGAAAAACAACGCTATATGACAAAGGTAGCTTTAGAAAAGCACAGGCATAACTACAAAAATCGAGGGGCGAATTTGTTTAATCGCCTTGAGATTTATATGCTCCCAAAAGAGGAGCGAAAAGAACTGCTAAAGATACTTGAAATTTTGGAAGATAAAACGGGATACGAAAACGACAATGTATCGGCGTTATTAGATTGCTTAACAAGCAATTTTGATAGCGATGGATATGTTTATATCGGGAGGCTTAAATGACACAACTAACGAAAGACTTATTTGCCGAGGCGAGAAAGTTGTACCCAAAAGGCACGAGGGTCGAATTAAAAGAAAAGATGCAAGACCCACACACCAAACTAAAAGCAGGCGACAAAGCCACAGTACAGTTTGTAGACGACAGCGGAACTGTTCACTGCCGTTGGGATAACGGCGAGGGCTTGGGGCTTATAATCGGCGTAGATGCGTTTAAGGTTATAGAATAAAATAATAGGAGGCGACAGTTTGAAAAAAGCAAACTTTAACGAGGCGATGGCTGATAGGGCTGTCGCTTTTGTCAATCAATTAAAACACACCAAAGGAGTGTGGCACGGGAAAAACTTTGAATTGCTGCCTTGGCAAGACAAAATCATACGGGAGTTATTTGGCACTGTCAAAGATAACGGCTATCGCCAATACACCACAAGTTATGTCGAGATACCCAAAAAGCAAGGCAAGAGCGAGCTAGCAGCCGCCGTTGCGTTATATCTAACTTGTGGCGATGGCGAACACGGAGCGGAGGTTTATGGCTGTGCCGCCGACAGAGCGCAGGCGAGTATCGTTTTTGATGTAGCCGTTGGCATGATAGAGCAATGCCCTGCACTCAAAAAGCGTTGCAAAGTAATCCCGAGCCAAAAGCGGATAGTGTACAAACCGCTTAATTCGTTTTATCAAGTATTATCGGCAGAGAGTTACTCTAAGCACGGGCTGAATGTTCACGGCGTTATTTTTGACGAATTACACGCTCAACCCAACAGGGCTTTGTACGATGTAATGTTACACGGCTCGGGCGATGCTAGAAAACAACCGCTGTATTTTCTTATAACCACAGCAGGCACTGACCGCAATTCTATATGTTGGGAAGTCCACCAAAAAGCAAAAGATATTTTGGCAGGCAGGAAGAATGACCCGAGTTTTTATCCTGTTATATACGGCATAGAAGATAATGACGACTGGACTAGCGAGGCGATATGGGCAAAGGCAAATCCAAGTTTAGGTACGACAGTAGATGTAGATAAACTCCGCACAGCGTTTAATAGTGCCAAAGAAAACCCTGCGGAGGAAAACTTGTTTAGGCAATTAAGACTTAATCAATGGGTAAAACAATCGGTGCGATGGATGCCGATGGATAAGTGGGATTTATGTAGCACCCCAGTTTGTCCAGACCATTTGCGAGGCAGGGCGTGCTACGCAGGGTTAGACTTATCTAGCACAACCGACCTAACCTCGCTTGTTTTAGTTTTTCTACCCGACACGGAGGGAGGCAAGTTTGAGGTGTTGCCGTATTTTTGGCTACCAGAGGAAACGCTAGCGTTGCGAGTTAGGCGAGACCATGTGCCTTATGATGTATGGGAGCGTAAAAAACTAATCCATACAACGCAGGGCAATGTCCTGCATTATGGTTTTATAGAAAAGTTTATCGAGAATTTGAGCAAAGAATACAACATAAAAGAAATTGTCTTTGATAGGTGGGGAGCAAGACACTTTGCCCAAAACCTAGAAGACTTAGGCTTTACGATGGTAGAGTTTGGGCAAGGATACAAAGATATGTCGCCACCTACAAAGGAGCTTATGAGGCTCACGCTTGAGGGCAAAATCGCCCACGGCGGACACGAGGTTTTGCGTTGGAATATGGACAATGTTTATGTCCGCACCGACCCAGCAGGCAACATCAAGCCCGACAAAGAAAAATCCACCGAAAAGATAGACGGAGCAATCTCACTTATAATGGCACTTAGCCGAGCCTTATCCGCCAAGAACACCGAATCAGTTTATAACACAAGGGGGTTATTCATTATCTAATATGGGATTATTTAACTTTTTGAAACGGAGGACACGAGCCTCACCGACACATGAGGGCAGAAGTGCAAAACTTGAAGACTTTATACGAGGGGCAGACATAGTAGATGGCAGTATGAGCCATGCAGGCGTTAATGTTGACGAAGATACCGCACTAAAGATTAGCGCCGTTTATGCTTGCGTAAAAGTTATAAGCGAAACTGTGGCGAGCCTGCCACTTAAACTACTCAAAGAAGAAGAAAACGGCGACAAGCAAAAAGCCAAGCACCACCCGTTATATGCGTTATTAGCCGACAGCCCAAATGCCGAGATGTCGGCTTTTACATTTAGGGAACTGCTTATGACAAACCTATTGTTATGGGGCAACGCTTATGCCCATATCCGCAGGAACAGGCAAGGGCAGATAGTAGAGCTTACTCCGCTAGAGGCAAAACGGATGGAGGTGGTGCGAGAGCCGAGCAGTCGCAACTTACGCTACCGCTACACCTGCGAAGACACTAGCCAAACAATCGAATACCGTCCACGGCAAATCCTGCATATACCAGCTTTCACATTTGACGGCGTTGTAGGAGTATCGCCCATAACTTACGCAAGAGAGGCGATGGGGTTATCGCTCGCCACGCAGGAATTTGGTGCAAGGTGGTTTGGCAGTGGTGCAAGACCTAGCGGAGTGTTAGAACACCCAAGCAGCATAAAAGACCCCGAGCGTATAAGAGAGGGGTGGAATAAGGTTTATCAAGGCACGGCAAATAGCCACAAGGTGGCAGTGCTAGAAGAGGGGCTGACATATAAGAGCATAGGAATGTCGCCAGACGACAGCCAGTTTTTGGAGACAAGGCAATTTCAACTAACAGAGATTTGCCGCATCTTTAGAGTGCCGCCCCACATGATAGGCGACCTAAGCCGTAGTACCTTTAGCAACATAGAACACCAAAGCATTGACTTTGTTGTTCATACGATTCGCCCATGGCTAGTGCGTATCGAGCAGGCGATAAGGCGGAGTTTACTAACCGACACCGAGCGGACAATCTACAGCCCTAAGTTTAAGGTAGACGGATTACTGCGTGGGGATTTTAATTCTCGTATGCAGGGCTACGCTACCGCTCGTCAAAACGGGTGGATGAGCGCCAACGAGATACGGGCGTTAGAGGATATGAATCGCATACCAAACGGAGGCGATGAATTTTTGGTCAACGGCAATATGGTGCCTGAAGACTATAACAAACTAAACCAAAAGGAGGAATTATCCATAAAAAATGAGCAAGACAAATAACATACGAGGGCAACCGCTAGAGAGGCGAGCCATGACCCTCAAGGAATTAAGGGTTAGCGAGAGCGAGGGCAAAGACACCCACATTGAGGGTTATGCAAGCGTTTTTGACAGTTGGAGCGAAACTTTAGGGGGCGAATTGCCGTTTAGAGAAAAGGTGGTAAAGGGTTGTTTTGCCGAGAGTATCGCCAATGACGACATACGGGCGTTATACAACCACGACCCTAATTATGTTCTTGGCCGTAACAAAGCAGGCACACTGGAACTCGCTGAAGACGATAAGGGCTTGTATGTAAAAATTAAGCCACCAAAGGCGCAGTGGGCAAAAGACCTTATGCACTCCATTAAGCGAGGCGATGTGGACAGTATGAGTTTTGGCTTTAGCGTAATAATCGACAAATGGTATCCAGACGAGAGCGGAGGCGTTGATGTTAGAGAACTAATTAAGGTTAAACTCTACGATGTTTCGCCCGTAACTTTCCCTGCGTACCCTGCAACCGAGTGCGATGTTAGGAGCATATACGACAAGCGCCAACACCTAAAAGCCGAAGAGGCGGCAAAGACCGCCGAGGCAAGCAAACTAAAACAACAAAAAATAGAAGCTCTAAAAAGAGCAATCTTGGAGGAATAAAAAATTGAAAAGAAAAGAAATTGTGGCACGATTAAAAGATGCCCAACTTAGAGGCAAAAACATTTTGTCTAAATCCGAGCAACGAGAACTCACGGACGAAGACATAGCGGCACTAGATAAAATCAAGGTAGAGATAGATAAGTACAAAAAACTCTTGGATTGTATCAAAGACTTTGATGCGACCGATACACCAGCGGAGGAAGAAAACTCGGGCGACACAGCAGACGACAAAGAAGAAGACCCCGAGCCACCAAAAGCCGACCCTGCCAAAAAGGAAGAAAAGAGTTTTAGAAACTTGGGCGACCAAATGATGGCAGTGTATCGTGCAAGTCAGCCCGGTGCAAGAATAGATAGCAGGCTTAGCACAAGAAGTGCATCAGGACTTAACGCCACCAACGCAAGCGATGGTGGTTTTTTAGTTGAAACGCAGTTTGTAAAAGACCTACTAAAACGCACTTATGATACGGGCATACTAGCAAGCAGGTGCAAAAAGATACCGCTAACCACCAACGCTAACTCTATTAAGATTAACGCCGTTGACGAAATCTCAAGAGCCAACGGCAGTAGGTGGGGCGGACTGCAAACCTATTGGGAAAACGAGGCAGACCAGTTTTCAGCAAGTAAGCCTAAGTTTAGGCAGATGGAATTGTCGCTTAAAAAGCTCACAGGGCTTTGTTATGTAACGGACGAATTATTGCAAGATGCGGCAGCTTTAGAAAAAGTTATAAAGGACGGGTTTGCCGAAGAGTTTGGCTTTAAGATGGACGATGTAATCCTTAGAGGCAGTGGCGCAGGTCAACCGCTTGGTATCCTTAACAGCGATGCCCTAGTTAAGGTAGATAAAGAGAAAAACCAAACAGCAAAAATTACTGTCGAGAATATCGTCAAAATGTGGTCAAGAATGTGGAGTAGAAGTCGTAGCAACGCTGTATGGTTTATTAACCCCGAGATAGAGCCACTACTTTATACGCTAGTTGTCGGCGACAAGCCTGTGTATATCCCAGCAGGCTCTATGGCAAACGCACCTTACGGAACGCTACTAGGTAGACCCGTTGTTGCGCTAGAGCAGTGTAGCGAGTTAGGCGAGGCAGGCGATATAATCCTAGCCGACCTATCGCAATACCTACTAATCGACAAAGGCGGCATCAACACGGCAAGCAGTATCCATGTAAGATTTTTGTATGACGAGGCAGTGTTTAGGTTTATCTACCGAGTAGACGGGCAGCCCGTTTGGAACAAAGCACTCAAACCATACAAAGGCGATGCGACCGTTTCGCCGTTTATAACCCTAGCCAAAAGAGGAGGAACTAACTAATGGCAGTAATAAGAAATTTAGATATAAGGGTGCTAGAACACCCGTCCGCAATATTCAATGCGGAAATTAAAACCGACCCCGTAAAGCTATATAGTGGGCAAGCGGCACACTTTGTTGTTACAACAGGCGAGGGAACGGTGCAGGCATTAACCGCTAGCGTATACGGCGTTAGAGGCGAGGGCGAGCCGATTTTATTAAGGACAACCGAAATACGCATAGGCGATAATGCCGAAAACAAAATCGTCTTTGCCGCAAGAGAACTAGCCCATCACGAGTTAGACAGCGTGTATTTATCTATCCCAAGCGGAGGCGATGCAACAATGCTCGGCACGATAATAGCAGTATTAACTAACGAGAGGTTTAGCTCATAAGGGGGTAGCAAATATGCCAACCTTACAAGAGATTAAAGATTATTTGGGAGTAGACGGGGGTCATAACGACCCCCTCTTACTTTCTCAAATTGAAACAGCGAGAGAGCTTGTCGAGAGCGTTTTGCGTTTTCAAATTGCTAAAATCCAGCCCCTGCCACACTTAGTAAAAGAGGCAATCAAATTTGCTGTTGCGTATATATTTACGCACCGAGAGCAGGCGGATTTATCCTTTTTAGATAAGTCACTCCGCACGATGCTTAATAGCCTTAGACGGGAGGTGTTTTAGTTGAAACAAAGACCTAGAATACAAAAGGACAAAAAGATAGCCGTGTTTAAGACCGCTGTACGCAGTGTGTGGGGTTATGAGAAAGTCTTCAAGACTTACTTGCAAGCGCAAGAGCAAGCAGGGCTATGGGCGTATGCTCGGCACTTGAGTGGAGCGGAGCAGTTGCAAGCACGGCAAAAGCAGAGTAACGAAACGGCGAAATTTGTTGTATCGTTTAGCCCAAAAATAACGACAGACTTGTATATAGAGTTTAACGGCACTACCTACAAAGTGGCATCAATAGACCCTTATGAGTACAACAAAACCGATTTAGAGATACGGGCGGAAGAGATTAGTCCGCCGACATTTGACGAGGTGGAATATGAAGAATATTGATGCACGCAGGCTCGCTCGAGAAGATATAAGAAAAGCCCTGCGAGCGGCAGGACTGCTAGATGGTATATCCTTGCAGGCACAGCAACTACAAAACGAAACCCGTCCTTGCTTTTGGCGAGGAGTGGTGCGAGACCCAGTAGCACGGCAAAAGGACATTTATGTTACTTGGCATATCCCGTCTAGCGACACTGCCGAGAGGGCAGATGATAAAACCTTTTTGCGTGAGGTTATTCTTGCTGTGGATATTTTTTCAAAACGCTCTTTTGAATCGGAGGCAAACCACAAAATGCTTGATAGGCTTGAAACCGCTTTTGACGAGGCAGGATTTGAAGTGGAGTTTGCAGACGAGCAGTATGAAGAAAACACGCAACTTTTTCACTACCCACTCACACTACACAAATTATATGGAGGAACTAAAATTTGAGTAATTCAACAAACACAAGCCAATTATATGAAGTTGGCAATCGGCGATTTTTTGCCGCCTCACTTAATCCTAACGGCACATTTGGCACAAAAGAATACCACGAGGGGCTTATGGAGGTAAACATAGAATTTACTAGCGAGGTAACGGATTTATCCGCAGATGACGACCCAAGTTTTGTGCGCCTATCTAGCCCACTTATGGGCGAGGGTACTGTCAAATTTGCTGTATTGCCTTTTGCAGTATATGCTAAGTTTTTTGATGTATCGGTAGATGCCAACGGAGCAGTGGTTATAAAATCCACCGCCAAAACAAAGGAACTCGCTTTTGGATTTTATTCTAGCGTGGGCGATGGCAGCGAGAGTATGTTCACGATGTATCGTGCAGTTTTTGCTTTGCCTGCACTTGCCACAATCTCCTTTGACGGCACAGCGATAAGAGACCTAACTCTTAATGTAAAGGTGTATCCATATCGCTACACAGCGGCAAACAACCAACCCGACACAGTAACCTACACAATATTAAATAGTGCAATGAATACTGCAATTTGGCAACGAGTGCAAGACATTATCTATGTGCCAGATATGACAGTGCCACCTGCATAACAAAAAGGAGCAATATGCAAAAATACGGATTAGTTAAAACTCTAAAAGACGGCGACCACGAGATTAAACTCGTGGGCAACGCCTTTACATTTATCTTATACAAATCTTACTTTGGTAAAGACTTACTTAATGATATAGTAACCTTTGCTCAAAAGAACAGCGAGGCAGTCAAACTCGACCCAAATGACATAACGCTAGAAAACCTTGGCGGAATTTCTTTTGACACCGAGTTTATCCTTAATTTAATAGCCGCCCTAATGGCTACGGCACAATACCCAAACAAGCCAGACATAGGCGAACTTATTATGGGCATACCGCCACACTTTCTAACAGAGCCACAAATCATATCCGATGTGCTAGAATTTCTAAGCCTGTTTGTTGCCTCAAAAAAGCCGCAGGGGAACAGTCGCAAATAGCGGCGTTCCCCGATAAAGCTAACGATAGCGACTTTACCACGCAACTATTATATTCTTCTATCAAGTGTGGGCTTGCTGTAAACATAGCAGATTTAGGCTTGAATGTCCTACACGATTTAGTGGCGTATTCGGCAAAGATTGATGCCGAGGCGTTAAAGAGTAGCGGAGGGGCAACAGGCGGAACTAAGTCGCCACCAATGAATCTAGCAGGTCTAACAAAACTCGGGAGGATGCGAGGCTAATGGACGGCGTAACCAAAGAGCTAATAGAATACTTGATGAGCATAGGCGACATGGCAGGCAAAAGCAAAGAGGTAATAATGCAGCAGGTCGACATAGAGGCGGAGGCGCTTAGAGAGCAACTATTCAAAACAACCCCACGCCGATATGGCGACTTGGTGCGAAGTCTACAAAAAATAATCGTCACCAACCGCCACAACTGGTACGGCTACCGCCTAGAATTTGCAGGGAGCAATGTGGCAGGAGTGCCGTACCAGAAGATAGCAAACATCTTAAATTTCGGCTCTAGCACCATCAAAGGCACACGGTTTATTAGTAAAGCAATTCGCACCCTACGAGGCATGGACGAGCGCATAGCCAAAAGGTTTGAAGAAGAGGCAGAAAAAAACTCCTAAAACCACCTGATTTTGTTTGACACCACTTATTTGTATAGTGTAAAATAACATATAGACAATCGTCTATATGACACTTGTCAAAAACAACTTATGCAAATACAATACGGACACGGCGAATACGCTATAATATTCAAAGCAATGGGCGATGAGACAAGGCTCAAAATTTTGTCAATGCTTACAAGGGGTCAAACTTGTGCCTGCAAGATTTTGGAAGCGTTTAATTTTACCCAGCCAACATTATCTTACCACATGAGGCAACTAACTGACAGTGGGTTGGTTGAAGCAGAAAAGCGAGGCAAATGGGTGCATTACTCAATCTGCAAAGAGAGAGTAGACCTAATAGCCGAATTTATAAACGCCGTATCAAAAATAGATGTTTGCAAAGGGGAGAATTGCTAATGAGTAAATGTTCAAGCGTGAAAGAGTGTGCCTGCCCAAAGGTAGAATGCCTAAACCACTCTAAATGCTGTGCTTGCGTGATAAAGCACCGAGAGACCGACAGTCTGCCTTTTTGTTTGTTTTTAGACAATGGAGGCGATAAGTCAATACAAAATTATTACAAAGTGCTAAAACAGCGTTTTGAAAGCGAGGATAAAAAATGAAGCCAAGAGTAAGAATGAACAACTGCTTTGCAAGTCAAAGTGTATGCACAGCGATAAAATGCTGTCCGACAAAGGCAATTAGTTATATTGAGGCCAGTGAGCCAATCTTAGATAAGGTGCTAAATTGCAACTGTAACGACCCAAACCGAGAGGGCAAAGTGCCTGTAACTTGCACCGCTGGCGGCTGTAGCGACACAGGTTGCGGAAGTAACGATTTGTATGCTTGCGGAGGCAACCCTCACGGGCGTATTATTATTGACTACAATAAGTGCGTAGAGTGTGGGCTGTGTGCAAAAGAATGTTGTGGCAGTGCAATAGATATGGTAAAAGACTTGTCGTAAGAGCCGACAAAAGGTAATTGCTGTAGTAGTGGCTGTTGCTAACAAAATTTAATAATTTAGATATTCAAACGCATTTCTTTTAGAGATGCGTTTTTTCTATGCCAAAACAAGGAGGACAGAGGATGGCAACAAAGGTCGGGCGGAGTCTGTCCGAGATAGATAATAAGGTTAGGGCGTTAAGCCAGAGCATAAAAGAGAGTACAAAAAAGACTAAGGAGCTTGACCGCACACTAAAACTTGACCCACGCAATACGCAAGTAGCCGCCCAACAAATGAGGGCTTTGGGTCAGCAAATCGGGCAGGCGACACAGCAGGTGGCATTACTCAAGCAACGCCAAGCGGAGGCTAATCGGGAGTTGCAACAGGGCAACATTACAGAGGCGGAGTTTAAGAAAATTGAGGCAAGCGTACAGGCGGCAGAGTTGCAGTTGCAACGATTCAATGCACAACTTCGCAATGTGCAAAGGGCGCAGGTGGATAGGCTTGCTAATCAATTTAATAAAGTCACACGCAGTTTGCAACAAGCCCAAAGAGCGGCACAAACATTTTCTCGCATTGCAATGGGCTTGGTTGCTGTTGTTGCAGGGGCGATAACAGCATTCACAAGACACGCAACAACGCTAGCGGATTTGGCAGATGCCTACGATATGTGCATAGAACGCCTGCAACGCAAGCGAGGAGTTTTTGCAGATGTAACGGGCAGTGCAGATAATTTTAATAGAAGTCTTGACCGTCTTAATAATCGCCTTAATCGCATAACGCTTGGCACGGGTATCGCTTACGAGAGGATACTCGCTCATATAGGAGTAGCAAGCCGAGATGCAGAGGGGCGGACACGCTCGCTCGCCGATGTGTATGACGAGGTAATCGCAGCACTTAGAGAGATGGAAGATATTCAAATGCGAAACCGACTAGCGTACGAATTATTTGGCGAAGAGGCAATACACATTATAGAGATTTTGGAGTTGTGTATCGAAGAGTATGAGCGATTAAAGCAAGCACAGTACGAGGCGAATATCATAAGCGAAGAGCAGGCGGAGGCAGCGAGAGCTGTGCAGGAGGCGTGGGATGAAGTACGGAAAGAATTTATAATGACAGGGGCAGAGCTTGCAACAAGTTTATTGCCCCTTATCCAAACGCTAGCCGAGCTTATAAAAAACTTTCTACTACCAATCCTAACAACTGTCGCCGAGTGGTTTGCAGGAATGTCGCCTTGGCAGCAGGGCTTTATGATATTCCTATTATTCCTTGTGATGTTCCTCCCAAAACTTATAGTAATGGGCAAAGGTGTCGCAATGATAATCCGCAAAATCGCCTTAGCCAAGAAAAAGGCAGCAGTAGGAGCAAAAGCATTAAGTATAGCATCCACACCACTGCAACCAATCTTGCTAGCAGTGGCGGCAGTAATACTAATACTTGCAACACTATTCGCTTTCCTTACAGGGCGTAGCCGAGAGTTATCAAGTACGATGGATAGACAAACAGGCTCGCTTAATCGCTTAGGCAATGCTTATGACGATTTAGGCACGAATGTCGCCCACAATACAAACCAAGTATCACAAAACCACAACCGCACTAGCGCCGATGTAAATGTAACGATAGATGCACGAGGCGACACACCAATAAGTCAAGAGAACGCCGAACTTGTGGCGGACATTTTGGCAGAGCGGATAAATAAAGAGTTGGGAGGAAAAATATAATGCCAAAGCAACAAAGAAGATTTTGGTTAGTAAATGCAAGCGGAGCAGTGTGGGATTTGACAAGCAACAGTGAGGCAACGGCAAACGCCAACTTTATGTACGCACCGCAGGGCTTAGGTATCCGCACAAGGGTAAATAGTTTTAGCGTTGACAATACCTACTTTGTAGAAAACTTATCTACCCAGACACAAACAATTCAAGGCGTGCTAATTTTTTACGGGTACGAGCATTTTAGTCAATTTGTAGATTTTGTAGGCAACATCAACACCGATACAAGACTACGGCTTTGTTACAGCACGGACGGCACAACTCACGCCACACCAAACAACAAACCGTGGTATAAAGAAGTCTTAATAACTGACCTACGCAAAGAAGAGATAGATAGGCATTACGCAGTATTGCGTGTGCCTATTTCTTTTACGGCATTATCCCGTTGGAAACAAGACATAGAGATAACGCTAGAATTAGCACGAACAGGAACGCCCCTAACTTTCCCTTATGTGTATCCGTATTTTTTCGGTGGCAGTAACAACATGGCTGTCGAGATAGTCAATAACGGCTTGCCGACAAGTGCAAGGATACGCACGGAGGGCATAACCGACACGCCGTTGTTTCGTCTTATACGAGATGGCAAGATTTTGTCGCAAGCAAAATACCATCTTACAGTTGGGGCTAATCAGCATCTTGTTATAGACAGCGACCCTGCTAATCAAGAGGCGGCACTCTATACACAAAACGGCAACAACCTAATCCGTGAAGATGTCTATAATGCAGGCGAGGCGGATTATGCGTTTGCAAATTTTATATCAATCCCGAGCGGAACGAGTTGGTTTTTGGCAAGCGCGACAAATGCAAATTTTGGGAGGGTACAAGTCAGCATGAGTTGGCTAAAAGAATTGTTATGACAAGATACAAAATATACGACCGCTTAACGCTAGAATTAAGAGATAGCGGAGTGGTGCGAGATTATGTTGTGGACTTAGATTATTTGACCAACAATAACTCAACAATGCGCCTAGTGCGAGAGAGTAAAGGTTTTAAGGGCGACATTCTAGCGATTAGCGAGGGAGTAGACCTAATCGCTTTGGGCGTAATAACGGCAATAGACAACACGGAACTGCGTATACAATTTAAGCACATGAAAGAATTGTTTAACGATTCAATCTTAAATGTCTTTAAGTGGACGGGTCTGCTAGACAAAAAGTTTGATGCCGTGCAGGGGTTAAGAGTGCTAATAGAATACGCCTTTATAAACACCACTGACAGCCTCCGCAGGCTACCGCTAACCATCCGCACCTTTGGGCAAAACCTAAACGCCGTGTGGATAGACGACAGCGATACAATTGATATGCAGTATTTTATTGATTGGTGTTTTGACCATTACAATATTTATATCAACTGCGATATTGACTTTGCTAACAAGCGAATAATAGTGGATATTATTAAAAACGACACCGAGGGGCTTATCTTAAAAGACAATATAAAGTTATCTAAACCCGAGTTTGACAGCCAAGAGTTGCCCCGAGAGAACAGGGCTTTGCTATTCAATAAGTACACAGGGGTAATCGTTAATAGTTGGTTTTTGTTACAAAATAACACGCTAACAACAAACGCCAACCACCCACAAAGGCTTTATCCCGTATCCACACGCCATGTCGAGTGGGATGAAGTGGATGCGATAAGAGAGGGATACACTCAAGAAGATTTAGTCAAAAGCGAGATTCAAGGCAATGTCTACAACCACTGCGTACAGGTGCAACTAGCCAAAAAGCAAACAATGATGCCTGCACGGCGATTTAACTACGGCGACCAAGTGCGAATTGTGTACGAGGGCAGGAGTTACGATACAATCTTCACAGGTCTAAAATTTAGAAAAGACAATCCATTCTACACCTGCATATTCGGTCACGCTCGCATAGACTTTACCGACCGAATGAAGATATTCAATAAAAGACAATACCAAAGGAGGACTTAAAATGGGATTTTTCTTAAAAGGCTTGGGAGACCCAGCTACAGGGCATAACGAGATTTTGCCCAGCTTTGATGCAGCGATATATGCGTTTCTAGCCCAGAACGCAGGAGGCGTATGCAACAGCGGAGCAAACTTTGCCGCCACCACAACCGATAGGGGCGTGAGTATCAATAGCGGATTATGTTATGTAAACGGCTACTTTGGTATGAGCGATAGCCCTACAATACTCAACTTTAATTTCCCGAGTGGCTCGGCACAATTTGCTAGAGTATTCGCAGAAGTTAATTTATCCGTTACACCGCATAGGTTTAGCGTTAGGGCAACCAATCAATCAACATCTAGCAACATACAACTTACGCAAGATAATCTAAGTATAGCCGCAAGCGGACTGCATCAAATACCGCTGTTTTTGGTGCAACTCAATAACAATCGCACCATAACAATAACCGACCAACGCAATATGCTACATCGTATCGCAGAGGCTCAAAACGCCGTTCACTTAACAGGCAGTATAGCCAACGCCGCCACAGCCACAACGCAGACGGCGAATAACAATTCTACCCGAGTAGCGACAACCGCATACGCCGACAGGGCGGCACAAAATGCCTTAAATATAACCACCGCCTCTATCGTTGGTGGCAATGGCACTGTTAGGAGGCAGGGCAATTTTGTCATTCTTAACGGCACAGGCACAGCAGGTGTCGTGCCAGAGGGCTTTCGTCCACGGGCGACAGTAGCGATAGGGGCGAACGCAGGGTTGAGTGGGCAAGCGATGGCACAGTGGCCAGAGATGACCAATGTGTCGGGAGCAGTTATGGGTAGTGTAACAGCGGCAGGCGTTATAAGTATCGCAGGGCAAGTTATGGGCAGTGGTAGCAATATCGCTGTTTTTGCAGGCATAAGCGGAACAGTAACTTATAACGGAGGATGGGAGGTTTAAGTGAAGAATTTAGACAATAGGAGGATTTGCCGACAATGGCACAAATAAAAATACGGTTATTAAGTAACCGAAGAAACCAAGTAGAAATGGCAAACCGCCATAAACTTATAGCAGGCGAGAATTTATCCACTGCAATAAGAGTAGAGTATCCACCCGAGTTTGAGAGCCACTCAAAGAGGGTGGATTTTCTTAACGAGCGAGGCGAGAAATGGACGATAGGATTATATACGCCCGAGTTTAACGATTACGACATAGACTTTGACCGCTTAAAATTGAGCTTCAAACTCCCAAACGAGGTAACAGTAGACGGCGAATTGACAGTGCAGTTTTTGGCGTATTTACCTCACGAGCATATTATAACGCCGTTTGATGTCGTATCGTTTGTAATAGAGCGAGGCATTATGTTTGGTAAGCGCAGAGCGCAAGACAACCCAGATTTGCTTGTTAGGAGTTTTGAGCATTCAGTTTGGGCAGTAGATACAGTCCGTCAAGCCGTTAAGGATGTAAGGGAGGCAGAGGGCGTAGCCAACGAGGCTTTGGAGGTTGCGGAGGAGGCGTTGGCACTTAGCAAAGATGCCAAAGATTTATCCATGCTAGCCGAGAGCCACGCCCTAGAGGCAAGAGGCGATGCCAACGCAAGTGCGTTGTCTGCTCAAATTGCAGAAGAAAAAGCAATAGAGGCTTTAGAGAGTGCAGAGCAGGCAGAGGCAAATTCTCTCGAGGCAAAAGACCAAGCAACGCAAGCACAAGAGGCAGCAAGCGAGGCACAGCACCAAGCAACGCTGTCGGCAGGCAGTGCAAGTGAGGCTCGTGAGGATTTGGCGACAAGTAAAGAGTTGGTGGCAGAGGCAATGCAACAAGCCACCAATTCTGCTAACAGTGCAAGCGAGGCAGTACAACTAGCGGAGGATATAAAGGCAGTGGCAGTAGCCACAACCGAAGAGGCACTCACGCTTATTGCTAGTGCAGAAGCCCAAGCAACAGCCAGTGCAGATTCAGCAAGTCAAGCCTTAGCAAGGGCAGAGGCGGCAGAGACAAGTGCAGTCAATGCTCAAGCTCAAGCTACCAACGCCAACCAACGGGCAACTGATGCAGAGCAGGCGGCAAGCAACTCGGCACAGTCTGCAAGTCAATCCGCCCAATCTGTTTTAGACAGCGAGGCAAAAGTTGCAAAGGCTCTAGCTTTAGTGCAAGAGGCAAATGCTAGTGCAACAGCCTCTAAAAATTCAGTTAGCCAAGCCGAGCAATCTGCCCTAGATGCAAAAGCAAGTGCCGTTGTAGCGGAGGCTCAAGCGACACAAGCGGCGACAAATTCTGCTAGTGCCTTGACCCGAGCGGAGGCGGCAGAGGCGAGTGCAAGCAGTGCCAACACTAGGGCAGGCAATGCAGAAACCTCTGCAAGCCTAGCCCGAGAGGCAGCCGATACCGCCGAGGCAATGGCGATACAATCAGCAAGCAATGCTAATCTTTCAGCTCAATCTGCAAGCGTAGCGGAGGCAACAGCAACCAATGCCGCCAACATGGCTAACACCGCCATGACCCAAGCAACGCTCGCAAGAGAGGCAGGTCAAGCAAGTGCAGTTAGTGCAGGTATAGCAGAGGAGCGAGCGACAGCCGCCGTGCAGTTAGCTCAAGTTGCCACCGACAAAGCAACGCTTAGTAAGCAAGCAACGATAGATTCAGCCAATAGCGCCGAGCAAGCAAAAGTGTCCGCTCAAGCAGTTGAAGACGGTGTAGCACTTGCAAACACTCGTGCCAACAACGCCGAGGCAAGTGCAACGGCGGCACAGCAGTCAGCGAGTAATGCGGAGGCGAGTGCGACACAAGCCCAAGCAAGTGCAAGCACAGCCCAGACCCAAGCGACCAATTCTGCTAACTCTGCCGCCCAAGCAAATACAAGAGCAGGCAACGCAGAGGCGAGTGCAAGCAGTGCTAACACTCGGGCTACTAATGCCGAAACCGCAGCCACCCAAGCACAAGCAAGTGCGACAGCCGCTCAAACATCAGCGAGCAACGCACAAGCTAGTGCCAACACGGCAAGCACGCAGGCAACCAATTCTGCCAACAGCTCGGCAAGTGCAAACATCCGAGCCACAGCCGCAGAGACAGCGGCGACCAACGCCCAAAACTCGGCACAAGTGGCACAGCAGGCGGCAATAGATGCTGCCAACAACGCAGGCACTCGGGTAACAGTAGGCGGAGTGTTTCAACCAAACTTTAACGCCGACACTCGTATCGCCAACTCGGCAGGTGCAGTCACTAACACGCATATCGCCAACAATGCTGTTCGCAATAACCATATTATAGATGCAGGTGTAACAGCGGCAAAGATAGGTGCAGGGGCAGTAACGGCTAGCCATATAGCAGACGGCAATGTTACTAATACCAAAATTGCAACCAACGCTGTCCGCACAGCACATATTCAAGATGCCCAAGTAACCGCCCAAAAAATGGCGAGTAATGCGTTTACAGCAGTGCCGAATATCTCAACTGTTTTTGCAACGCCCGATAATGCCAACACCAACGGACTTAATGCAGGCAGTGCGAGGCGGATATACCAAACATTAAATTTGCCAACCACAACTACGGGAGTACCCGACTGGCCTGTAAACTTTAATGATGTAACAATCCCCGGAACTTATCTTTATACCAACACGCAATACTCTATGATTACAAGCCTCAACGCTCCCGACTGGTCAAGGTTTGGCTCAAGCAACAGTCGAGCAGTTCTAACAGTAATGAATACGCACCTAAGCGGAATATTTCAAGAACTAACAGCATGGAGCGGAACTGCAACGCAGGGCGTGGCAAAATGGATGAGGTCAAGGGCTAACGCAAGCAGTTGGTCTTCGTGGGTGGAGGCAGGCAATTCAGCAGGATTGTCGGTTTTGCAAACGCAAGTCAATACTGTTCAAACAACAGCCAACAGTGCAAACGCCACTGCAACATCAGCGGCAAATGTCGTAAACGAAATTCAAGCAAGGTTTGGTCAAACCGCAGGAACGGATACGGATGCCAACAGTGTTATTCACTCAAGGATATTCACAGCCAACAACGCTATCAGCCATAACTTGCCGACAGGTCTTGCTCAAGGCGTATTACTAAGTATGGCACGCAATACCACAGTAAATGCCCAGCTTTATATGCCTGCTACCAACGCAACCGAGAATAATGGTAGAGCGTTTGTTAGAGCAAAGGGAGCAAGCACCACTCACAGCACATGGCGAGAACTATTGACTGCACCGCAGTGGGCTAGCGGACAAACGGGTTTTATTCGGTTTGTTAATGGCTTTCAGTTAGCATGGGGTCGCATTAGTTTTGCAGCCAATCAACCGCAAAACACTTGGACTTATCCAAGAGCTTTTACAAATATATTTCAAGTCCAAATGACAGCGTGCAGTGCAAGCACGCCTGCCGCTTTTTCAAATATAACTATGAGTAATTCAAGTATAACTCTTAGAACAAATTTTCCAAACGCTCACGCCTGTATGCTTTTTGCAATAGGCAGAGCCGACAGTTAATCAATAAAAAATTTATAGGAGTAACCAATTATGCCAAAAAAAGAAAAAGAGCCAACGGCTCACGAAGAACTGCGACTAGCCCCCGAGGCAGTCGCAGAGCAGATAGAACTAGACCCTCCGCAAGTGAGGGTTTTTTCAATCAACGAAGACCAATCCATTATTAAAGGCGGACAAGTGTTTGTAAGCGTCACGGAATTTCTAACCATAGAAGACCGAGACCGCCATACAGCAAGACACCCAATCATGCACTTAATGGCGGCATCCGTCCACGAGGCAATCGCCCAAGACCACACTTTGCAAAACACGCTATATCCGTTAGTTCAACGCATACTGCTCCAAGAGCAAATGCTGTCAAGCATAGCAGAGTTTGAGCCACTTATCCCTTTCGGCTTTGACCCCTCGTGGATTCTACAACCAATCCGCATAGTAGGCGACAGCCTAATCCCAACGGGCAACTTTGACCCACAACCAATAACAAGACAGTTTTTAATAAACCAGTTGCAATGTGCAGTCGGACACGACATCTGCAACTGTAGATAAGCGCAACAAGCGCATGGAGGAATAACAATTTGACTGAAATATTAGTAGCAATAATTTGCACAGTAATAACCGCATTAAGCGGAGCGATACTATATTTTCTGCAACGCCACTTTAAGCGAGTAGAAAAATATACCGAAGATGCAGACGAGAGGCGTACAAGAAAAGACCTACTTGTCTTAAAATCTCTCAAGGCTATAGGCGACTTAACAGTCGCAAACGCCACCGCCATACGAGACGGAAAAACAAATGGATGCACAAAAAAGGCACTAGCCGACTACGAAAGCGTTGAAACCGAACTCAACGCTTTTTTGCTAGAGAGTGCAGTAAAAAAGGTAAACAAGAAATAAGGGGAGGAATTGAATGCCACGAAAAAAGTATTACAAGTCTAAGAAAATAATAGAGACCTATGACTACCTCCCACCGCCGAGGAGCAGAGTCTATGCCAACTCAACTATTATAAAAGAAGAGCCTGTAAAAGTGGGAGGCAACAAATATCTTATGCGGACACTTTCCTGTGGAGGCATAGAGTTAGTTCGCTACGACCACACAGCCAACAAGTGGGCAGTGCTTTGCTTTAGCGGAATAGAGACACAGGCGGAGGCGGCATAAATAATTAGAGAAATTAGCGATAATTAGACTAATTTTAGATAATTAGCCATAGTTAGAGATAATGACAACTAATTACTACAATTAGCGACAATTAAAAAAATTATGGCTAATTAGAGCAATGTCAAAATAATTAGAGAGGGCGAGGCAACAATAAAAGTTGTTTCGCCCTTTCTTCATTTTATCGCAAGTCTTCGCTGGACTTGTTTACAAGCTCTGCGGCATGATGTGTCTGCCGCTTGGGTGGCAATAAAATTAGGAGATTGATTATATGCAATTACAACAACAAACACAAACAAGACCTAGAGCAGTTTTGCTCTATAGGGCATCTAGCAAGATGCAAACTGACAGCGAAAACGACATACCACTACAAAGAAATATCCTAAAGCCGTGGGCAGATAAGCAATGGGATTTTGTAAAAGAATTTGTGGAGGGAGGCGTTTCAGGATACAAGGTTTCTGCCGCCAATAGAGATGCCTTGATAGAAATTAAGGCAATGGCAGAGAGAAAAGAATTTGATGTCTTGGGAATTTATATGAGCGACCGCTTGGGTCGTATAGCGGACGAAACTCCATTAGTTGTTTCATTTTTGAATAGCCATGGCATTAAAATTGTTTCATACTGCGAGGGCGAAATTTCTGCCGTAAACCATACGGATAAACTTTTAACATATATTCGCTACTGGCAAGCGGAGGGCGAGAGTTTGAAAACGGCAGCTCGTTGTAGAGATGCCGCCAAGCAAAATGCCCTAAGAGGTGCATGGTATGGAGGGAGCGTGCCTTTTGGTTACCACCTTGTTTCAAGAGGCACACTAAATTACAAAGGCAGGCCGATTTTTGATATTGAAATAGACCCAGAGCAATCTAAGACAGTAAAAGAGATTTTTAGACTTTATGGCAAAGAAAACTATGGCTCAAGAATGTTGGCACAAGAGCTTAACGACAGAGAGCTTTTGGGTAACAACGGCAAACTATGGACTTCATCGCATTTGACAAGATTTTTAAGACACCCGTTATATGCAGGAGTGCTGGTGCTTAACAGGAAGAGAAAAGTTGACGAAAAGGATAGAGTAAAATCGCCTGTAATACCACATTTACAAATTATATCCACCGAAGACTGGAATGAGGTGCAAAAGAAAATTGATGCCAACCGAGGCAACCAAAGACCACCGACAAGGTTTGGCAAACTTCTTCTAACTGGCTTTACTTTTTGCGGACAATGTGGCGAAAAGATAACAAGCATTACTTCAATCCATAATACCAAAGCAGGCAACCCTAATGAAATTGACCATAAAAAGCATAAGTATAGGTGCAGGCGATATTATACACCCGTTACGGCTCGTCCTCGTTGCGAAACTTCTTCATGGCGTTCTGGCGATATTGACGATTTAGTAATACAGGATGCAAAAGAATTTTTGCTAAGTACCGACAAAGAGGCACTGGCAACATCGCATGAAACCGAAGTGAGACTAAGGCTTGAAGAGGCAACAGCAAGACACAGCAAGGCAAGTCAAGAGGTAGATAAAAAAGAGCGTGAGGTTGCTAAGATTAAAGAAGAGGTGGTAAAAGCACTTGTAGGCGATAGTACATTTAGTCAAGACACCTTATCTCAAATACTGATAACAAAAGAGAGAGAATTGCTAGAGGCAAATAGAATGCTTGATGTCGCCCAAGAAGAAGTTTTCCAAATTGATACTGAACTAAATATGTATGCAATAATTAAGGAAGAGGCAGCAGGATGGGCAGAGCGATTTGACGAGGCAAGCACAGCTGATAAAAAATCTATGCTTATAAACATCATAGACAGTATAACACTTTACAAAGATGCGATAGAGATTAAATACAAAGTAGAACTAAAATCCGAAAACAAAGTGAGTACGATAGCCCCCGATTGTGTCAGTGTTAGCGAAGAACTCGCCCAAACACCCCATTTTTTTACCCAAAATATGCAAAAAGCTAGCACAACCCAAAGGGAGAGTCGAAGGAGTGGTAAATTTTTGTAAGCGGAGTTTTTTGGATGCCACTACCTATTACGGATGCGATGCCTTGCGGTATTCCGCACTAAAATGGCTTGATGGTGCAGGCAATGAATTTGTTAGTAGTAGCTCCAGAAAGCAGACTCCCCGTGAAGCGTTTGCGGAGGAGCAAAAACACTTAATACACATCCACGCAAACCTACTCAAACCCAAACAAAAAATCATCGGCAGCCTAAGCAATAATACGGTGCATTATAACGGAAAGCAATATGAGCTGCCTCTAGGGACTAACCTAATCATGAGCCAAGTCCAAGTAGAAGAGGTTGGCGATGAATTGTATATTTTCTGCACAGAGACGGGCGACTTAGTTTGCTCTCATAAAATTTGTACAGGGGATAATTGGGTGGTTAAGTTAGAAAAACACCCGGAACAAATGCTTGTAAAGCCAGAGATTCTAAAAAAGCATTTTCCTAACGATGATACCTTTGAGAAATTTCTTGTAAAGCTAAAAACTCAAAACGCCAGATATTTTGCCAAGCAGTGCATCGGAATTTTGCAAGCAGTCCGCCATTATACTAAAGAGCAGTTGGGATTGGCTTTTGAACATTGCTTGAAGCTAAACATTTGTAATTTTAGTGAGATGATGGCTTTCCTTATCTTAAAGCACGGTAAAAAAATTGCTAAATCGTTTTTGAGCAGGGAAAAGATTTATTACTACACTAAACGAGCTAAGGAATTGGAGGTGCATTATGGCAATAGATAAAAATAGAATCAGAGAGCTAGCCAAGCTTCTCAATATTCATACAGTCGGAAACGCAAAATTTGAGCTAAACAATCTTATGATGAATAACCTTGAATATTTGCAATGGATTTTTGAGCGGGAGCTAGAGGTGCGAAAAGAGCGGACGATTGTAAGAGTCCGAAAAAAATCCAACCTACCGCAAATCGCTTTTGATAAAAATTCGCTTCATGACGGAGTGCGTTATCAGGTGGAAAAGCTAGAAAAGTGCGGATGGGCAGAAAAAAGTGAAAATATCCTTATAACAGGCTCTCCCGGCTCAAGTAAAACTGCATTAGCAACTCACTTGGCAAACGCAGCCATAGACAAAAGCTACAAGGTCTTGTACCTAAAACTGGACGAGCTGTTTTTAGTTCTAAAAAATAAGGACATTCTACAACAAGCCAGAATCACTTATGGCAGAATAAAGAGTGCCGATGTACTGGTGCTAGACGAGTTTTTATACCTAGATATACCAAAATTGGACTTAGAGCTACTTTACAAAACCATTATGGGCATAAATAGTACAACCAGCATTGTCTATGTTGCCAACAGAGAGTTCTATGACTGGATTGCCAGCTCGGAGGACAAATATACCATGCAACTCATGATTCAGCGCTCAGTCGCTTCGTCAGAATTAGTGTCATCCTAA